CAAATAGGTGAAATGTTCTGTACAGGAAAAGTAAAGGATGGTGATTACTTTTTATATACAGATGCATGGAATCCTACTGTCATACAATTAAAATATATGGCAGAACTATTAGGCGTTAAAATTAGAATTGGTGGTATGTGGCACGCCGGCAGTTATGACCCAGCAGACTTCTTAGGTAGATTAATTGGTGATGCACCTTGGTGTAGATATGCAGAACAATCTATGTTTGAAACATACGATCAAAACTTTTATGCAACACAATTTCATATTGATATGTTTCTTGACAGTTTTAAAAATGCATCTCCAAGTAAAATGATTCGTACAGGCTGGCCTATGGAGTATCTAGCAAAAAGTTTAGATACTTATAGAGATATGCCAAAAGAAAATTTAATTCTTTTCCCACATAGAATTGCTCCAGAAAAACAACCAGACATATTTAGAGACTTACGAACACAATTGCCAGACTATGAATTTATAGTATGCCAAGACCAAGCATTATCAAAAAATGAATATCATAATTTATTAGGTCGTGCTAAAATTGTGTTTAGTGCTAACTTACAAGAAACATTAGGTATTAGTTGGTATGAAGGTGCGTTAGTTGACACTATACCAATGGTCCCAGATAGATTAAGTTATCAAGAAATGGGATTAACAGAATTTAAATATCCATCTGAATGGACTGCAACATTTAAGGCTTATACACATCACAAAGAAAAGGTTAGGAATAAGATTATTGATTATATAGAAAATTACGAATCATACGTTCCTTTAATCCAAAAACAAGTTTCTAAACTAAAAGCAGATTATTTTAGTGGACAGAAACTATATGAAGGAATTCAAAATGACAATTGATACAAAAACATTACCCGAACAGCCATTTACAATATCGTATGATACTAGTACTCCGTCTATGGCTCCATCAAATAATGATTATAGTATATCATTTGATGCTACTACCAATTATGCTACTAGTACTGTAACAGCATCTAGTCCTATTAGTATAAACATAGATAAAGATGCTTTAGGAACTGAATGGCATAGAAAGATGTTTGACAAGTGGCCATCAGAAGTCGTTATTGATGATATGATTACAAAATATCCAGGGCTTAAGATTCAATATGAAAAATTTATGACTGTATATAATCTAATTAAAGATGATTACACGTACAAGGAACCTGAAGATGATGGCTCTGTTTGAAAATAGAAAACGTGTCATTTATGATCGTACTAATAGTGTACCTTATTTAATTAGGTACTATTTGTTTTTAATAGATAGGGTAAAATTTCCATTTAACTTAACTTTACATAAAATTTTAGTTAGCGACTTAGATGACTTACATGACCATCCATGGAATTATTCTACACTTATTTTAAAAGGTGGATATTGGGAACATACTGTTAATGGTAAACATTGGTGCGGTCCAGGACATTTCCGTATATGTAAAGCAAAAGATTTACACAGGCTTGAATTATCTAAAGATAAAGATGGTAAAGACATTCCATGCTGGAGTTTATTCTTTATGGGTAAACATCAACATGATTGGGGATTTGTTAAAAATGGAGAATGGATTAATAATAAAAAATACTTAAAGGAAAAATATGATTAAGAAGCATTATTATACTTGGATTAATATAGAAAATATGTGCCATCAAATTGTTAATGGTATGTATAAGGATAAATGGATTCCCGAATACATAGTTGGAATTACACGGGGTGGAAATATCCCAGCCGCTATATTAAGTAATATGCTAGATATTAGATGTGAATCATTAAAGGTTGCATTACGGGACCATTCTAGAAAAAATGAATCTAATTCATGGATGGCTGAAGATGCTGTCGCAAAAAGAAAAAATATTTTAGTAGTAGATGATATTAATGATTCTGGTGCTACATTTAGTTGGATTAGGCACGATTGGTGTCTTAATGATCAATGTACTAATGTTCGCTTTGCAGTTTTAACTGAAAATTTATCAAGTGAATTCCAAGACGTTAAGTATTGGGCTCACGAAGTAAACAAAGCCGAAGATGATGTATGGTTAGTATACCCGTGGGAAAACGTTGGAAAATATCGCGATGAATAACGTTATACCATTTAAAAAGAAAAAAGAAGTTTTTATTTTAAAATTTAAAACAGCAAACGTTATTAAATTTTCAAAACGTAAAGAGCATAATGACATTATGTTAGAAATGCAACAAAATAAAGGTACCGCATGGGTACCTGCACTTAACCTTAATGATGCCCGTAAGCGATTGCATACAATGATGAATGTACTTGAATGGGTAGAGGAGCATGACAAATGAAACTAGAAGAAACAGTTTGGGCTTTAAATAGCGAACCTTTAGTTGATACTAAAGATTTTGTTGTATATAAAGACAAGTATCCAGTTACTGAAGGACATTTACTATTTGTTCCTAAAGTAGAAGACTGGGAACATTTAGCAAAATGTTATAAGGCCGCTTACCAATGGGGTTTTGATTGGGTGCAAAAAGGATATTGCGATGCTTATAACATTGGTCAAAACGTTGGCCGCGAAGCAGGACAATCTATAATGTATGCTCATGTCCATTTAATTCCTAGACGTAAAGCTGATATGGCTGATCCTACAGGTGGAGTACGTCATGCAATTCCTGGAAGAGGAAATTATAAAGCAAACGAAGATAAAGAACGACAAGAAAAATTATGGGCTAAAGAACAAGCTCGGCAACAGAGGTTTGACTTTTGAACCATGTTGCAAAGGATTCTGTGGACGATTGGTTTTCACAGAACAAACGGATTGATATTCAAAGTGAATATCAGCCATCACAATTTAACAAAGGAGAACAACTATGAGAGAAAAACTCTTAGAAGCTTTCAAGGCACATATGGAAGGTTTGATCAAAAAGTCAGTAGCCAATGTTGAAGTATTACTCAACAATACTGTTGGCGTGGCAGATCATCCTGACATGATTACTACTCTGGGAACAGAGATAGAATTGATTGCCAAGTATAATGATATGCTTGAAATGGCTAACAAACATTTCTAAAATACTTGACAACAACCTAAATATACTGTATTATAGTATATGAATTCAGGCAATCCACTGCCTTAACATCGGAGAATGACATTGGGAAAAGTAAGTACACAAATTCGACAAAGACTGAAAGACGCAGGCACTAGGTTTCATGCTAATGATAATATTAGCGAACATATCTATGAATCCGAGAAAGAACAATTAGAACAAGAAGTCCAAGAAGCATTTCAAACAGTTCTTGATACTCTCGTAATAGATACGGAGAACGATCATAACACTCGTAATACAGCAAAACGTGTTGCAAAGATGTACGTTCGTGAAATATTTGGAGGTCGATTTAATCCACGTCCTGCGGTAACAAGTTTTCCCAATATGGGTTACAAATCGTTGTATACGAGTGGACCAATAAGTATTAGGTCCACTTGTGCCCATCACTTTCAAAATATTGTAGGTAATGCATGGGTTGGCATTATACCTGAAGAAGAAGTTATTGGTCTTAGTAAGTTTAATAGACTAGTACACCACATCGCAGAACGCCCCCAAATTCAAGAAGAAATGACTACAGAAATTGCAAACGAACTTTCGTTGTATGCAAAGACAAAACACGTAGCGGTTGTAGTTAAAGCAGAACACTTTTGTATGACACAACGTGGTGTTAAAGAACATGAGTCGGATATGACGACTGCAATTATGTTAGGTGCATTTAGTGAAGACTCAGCACTAAAACAAGAATTCTATGATATCTGTCTAAGCATGAAAGGACACGCAAAATGAGTGTAACACCTATTAGAGAATTTTGGAATCGTAAAGTAGATAAAACAATTCAAATGTTTGAATACGGTGCTTTCACGCAAGACAAGTTTATATCAGAAATGGATAGACTAGGCTTTAAAGAGGCTGACATTTTGGAGGTAATTGATGAAGGCTAGAGTCTGTGAAGCATTTTATAGCATACAAGGAGAAGGTCGATTTGTTGGTGTACCGTCGGTTTTCTTGCGTATGTATGGGTGCAACTTTAAATGCCGTGGGTTTGGTATGCCAAGAGGTGAATTGGCTAATGACTACAACCTAATTGCTAAAGACCACCAGGAAAACCCGGATAAGTACAAAGTATTGAAAGATTTACCTTTAGTGCATAAAGGTTGTGACAGTTATGCATCATGGGATCCTAGATTTAAAAAGTTTACTACGGATTACCAACTAGATGATCTAGTTGATGAATTACTTTCTCTTACACCAGAAGGCAAATGGACTTGTAATAATGGACAAGATGTTCACCTTGTAATAACAGGGGGTGAACCTTTGCTTGGATGGCAAAGGATGTACATAGATCTATTTCAACATCCTAAAATGGGAGATTTAAAGAATGTTACATTTGAAACAAACACTACACAAGAGCTTAGAGATGATTTCAGAAACTACATCTCAACTAAAGCAAGATTTCATACTACTTGGTCGTGCTCTCCGAAACTTACTGTCAGTGGTGAGTTATGGGGTGATGCTATCAAGCCTGAAATTGCTTACTCATATTTTACTATCCCTGGGACTTACTTGTATCTTAAGTTTGTGGTCGCTGATGAAGTGGACGTGGAGGAAGTTACAAGAGCTGTTAACGAGTATAAAGGAGCAAAAGTGGAGTGCCCGGTTTACTGTATGGCCGTGGGCGGATGCTACGAAGAATACCAAGAAAACGCAAAAACAGTCGCCAAACTTGCAATGGGGCGAGGATGGAGATATACCCCAAGACTACACGTCGACATCTTCGGAAATTCATGGGGAACTTAAAGATGCGCCAGTACAAAACGAAATTGACATGGACAAAATTAGACATTCGGGAATATAATTATGCTAGATAAATTAAAGAACTTATTTCAAAAACAAACAGATCCTAAACAAAAAACTAGGATTGAACTTTTAATGGCTGAAAAGAAAGCGGCCCAAAAAGCTAGAAAACCTTGGGTAGGAGTTTTAGAAACTCATGTTAACGAGAAAGATATTAAAAATGGATTCTTTGAACTTGATTGGAACAATGAATTTATTGAACAATTAATAGATGCTGGTTACAAAGGCGAAACTAACGAGCAAATAGTTGATGGTTGGTTTAAAGACGTAGCACGAAATATTTTAAAAGAACAAGGACTAGATCCATCAAGAGGTGCTGGATACATAAATGTTGGTCCTGTTTCGGATAAAGGAAAGTCTGAAATATCGTGATTCAAATAGAGAAAATGGAAAGTTCAAAGCCATTAAACAGCTATGCACCATCTTGGAACGTGCCTTTTGGTCTAACGACCTGGGAAGACGAAGCCGGGATTGATACAGTAACATCTTTTCTATTGGAAAAAGAGAATGAGATTTTATTGTCTACAAAACCTCATAGCGATGGGGGTACAGGCTTAGGTATTGAATCGCTTACAGCAAGATTTGGTTCTTATAATCTTTTTGATTTAGGAGAAGAAGAACCAAAAATTAATGAGCTTAAAAAGTTTATACAAAAATCATATATAGAATTTGTTGAACAAGACGAAACACCAATAGAAGATCTACAAATAGTATGTTGGTATAATATTATACGTAAAGGTCAAAAAATAGATCCTCATAGTCATGGTTCTTCTCCAATAACATATCTTAGTGGCAATATACATTTAGGAAATTATAACACCAAAACATTTTATAAATTTCCTTATGAAGATATAGAAATGCACTTTCAAAATAAAAAAGGACAATTAACTCTCTTTCCAGGGTATATTCAACATCGTTCTGACGAATATACTGAAGATGGTATAAGATTAAGTATTGCATTTGATTTATGGACTCAAGAACACGGTACTCCTTCCTCGAAACCGAAAAAAACAGTAACCTTTATGAATAAGGATATAGCAGATGAAATACGTTCTAGTTGATACAGCAAATACGTTCTTTCGAGCTCGTCACGTAGTACGTGGTGAACTTGATATGAAAGTAGGTATGGCTTTCCATATTACTTTTAATAGTTTAAAGAAAGCATGGAACGACTTTGATGCAGACCATATTGTATTTTGTTTAGAAGGCCGTAGTTGGCGTAAGGATGTTTATGAACCATATAAAAGAAATAGACAAGCGGCACGTGATGCTCTAACAGAAAAACAGCAAGACGAAGAAAAAGTCTTTTGGGAAACATTTGATAGCTTTAGAGACTTTATAACAACTAAGACAAATTGTACTGTATTACAACACGCAGAATTAGAAGCTGATGATTTAATTGCAGGCTGGATACAACATCATCCTAATGATGAACACGCAATTATATCAACAGATGGTGATTTTACACAATTAATTTCACCAACAGTTTGTCAATATAACGGTGTGTCAAATGTAACTATTACACACGAAGGTTATTTTGACGATAAAGGAACACGAGTTGTTGACAAAAAGACAGGCAAAGATAAATTAGCACCAGATCCACAATGGGCACTTTTTCAAAAATGTGTTCGCGGAGATACAAGTGACAATGTATTTTCTGCATACCCTGGTGTTAGAGTTAAAGGCACAAGAAACAAAGTAGGCTTAGAAGAGGCATTTAATGATATGCAAACAAAAGGTTACAGCTGGAATAATTTAATGTTGCAACGTTGGGTTGATCATGAAGGTAAGGAACATAGGGTATTAGATGATTATAATCGAAATGTAGAACTATGTGACTTAACTGCACAACCACAATATATTAAAGATAAAATTAAAAATACGATTGTTGAAAACGCACAACCTAAAAATATTCCACAAGTAGGTTTGAGATTAATGAAATTCTGTGCATTATATGATATGCAAAGAATAACTGATAATGCTCAGGCGTATGCTGAGCCATTACAAGCGAGGTATCCTGTATTATGACAGATGTAAAAGCTAAAGAAATATTAAAAAATAAATTTTGGATAATCGAAGATGCTGATCACGGAAAAAAGATAGGCACATTATCTAAAGACGAAAATAATCATTATATGTATTGTTGTACGTCCAAGCCACGCAAACAACGTAATGGCTCAAAAACTGAATATTATAATTGTTTACAAGATCTTAAACAAGGTATTGGTGGAGAGATTCTTTGGACTGCCAGTGTAAGTGATGCAAATAAAACTGTAGACAAAGAAATTTATAACTTATCAACTAGTACAGTACCATATAATGCTGTTTACGATCTTAAAAGAAAATTTGCACTATTCACTAAAAGTAAAAAATCTAAAAGTTTATATTGTGCTGGTTACTTTATAATTCACTTTGATAAAGGTTGGGTTAAAAGTTTTTGCCCAAAATTAGTTACATTAGAAAAGTATGAACATAAAGGACCATTTAAAACTGAATTAGAAATGCGTCAGGAGTTAAGCCGTGCCAACCGTTAAACCATTAAACACTATTCCACTAGAGCAATTTATTGACAAAGTTAAAATTGCAGAAAATTCAAAACAAGTTG